ATATCCACCAGCGATGAAAGTGAAATCTTGTCGATACTCCGCACTTATTTAGAATCTGCGTTTTAAGCCACGATATAAGCACAACGTATATCAGTATCAGGCTTTTTGTTTTTACCCCCGTTAAATTTGCGTTAAATGGGCTTTAAATGCCATTAAGGCAGGTTAAAGGTGAAAGGCGAAAGGCGAAAGGCGAAAGGCGAAAGGCGAAAAAACAACTTTTAAAGGCAGGTTTTAGCCCTTAGCCCTTAGCCCTTAGCCCTTAGCCTTTCGCCTAAAGCGCGTCTCTACCCGCGTTACGAATACCCGCCTAACTCAATATCCCCCCGGCTGTCTTAAACTACGGTCATGAAAAATAAAAACCCCCAATCCACCGTTGCCCTGTCTGCCCAACTCATTGAGTTAGGCGGCACTGCGCCTGCCGAAATCAAGCTACTACCCGCCGGTACGTTTAAGGCACGGGATGGCAGGCCGCAAGGTTTGGCCGGGTGGGTGATGAACGCCGCCAGTGCCGAAGCCTTGTTAAGTGCCTCTACATTACAGGCCGATAAAACCCTGATTGATTACGACCACCAAACCCTGCACAGCAAAACCAACGGCCAGCAAGCACCGGCGGCCGGGTGGTTCTCGCAGTTGGCCTGGCGGCCGGATGACGGGCTATATGCCACGGATGTGGAATGGACGGCAGCGGCGCAGGCGGCTATTGAGTCCAAAGAATACCGTTATATTTCTCCCGTACTGCGCTACAACCCCGGCACCGGTGAGGTGACCGGTTTGCTGATGGCGGCGTTGGTAAATTACCCCGCGCTGGACGGTTTGACCGATCTGGCAGCGGCGCACTTTGATATTTCACTACAAGGCTCGATTATTATGGATCAAGACGAATTATTGGAACGGTTGCGCTATATGCTCAACCTGCCCACCCTGGCGACGCTGGAAGAAATCCTTGCCGAACTGGACAAGCTGAAAACGGTTATTTCCACACCGGAAGGCACAACCACCGGACTGGCGGCATTTATTGCCAAACAGGCTGAATCCATGACGGCCTTGTCTGCGCACGTACCCGATCCAGCGTTATTTGTACCGGTGACGGTGATGGCGAGCCTACAAGCCGAACTGGCGGCGTTGTCGGTTATTGTCAATACTGACAACATCAATAAACTAATAGCTCCGGCCTTAACTGACGGGCGTTTGCTCCCCGCACAAAAAGCCTGGGCTGAATCACTGGGTAAAACCGATATGGCGGCTTTATCAACCTATCTGGACACAGCACAACCCATTGCCGCTTTGGCCGGTCTGCAAAGCCGGGGCAAAGCGCCTGATGCACAAGCCCTAACCGCCTACTCTGCGCCTGACGGTTTTACTACCGATCCCGACCGCGTGGCAGCACATACGGCGGCTCTTTCCTATCAATCCCTGCATCAGTGTGATTATGTCACTGCCCTGAAAGCTACCGGAGTTAACTAATGTCCCAACAAGCCCGTTCGTTATTATCTTTATCGGTGGTTTCGACCTCCTTAATTGCGCAGTATCGCGGTGTTACTTATACCGGCGGTCAGGTAGCTGCCGCTAATGTCAAGTGTATCGGTATTGCCGAGCGCCCGACGACCGTTATTGGTGAAATAGCCTTGGTAACGACTAAAGGCACCGCCATTGCCGAAGCCGGTGGAGCGATTACTATCGGTTCTGCCTTGGCTTTTGATGCTGCGGGCAAGGTAGTTATGGCGGCGCTGCTTGCGGTAGCTGCGCCGACGATGGCGACAGGTTCCTTGGCGGTGTCTGCCGGTTTAGTGGGGGTCACGGCGTCGGTTGCCAATGGGGCAGGCTCTATTACCGGCACGCCCACCGCTTCGGCTCCGGTTGTCACGGGCGGCGACTTACCCCAGTACATTGTCGGTTATGCCCTACAGGCAGCAACGACTGCCGGTGATTTAATCGAAATTTTAATGAATTAACAGGAGCACTTTATGGGCTTATCAACCAGCGCCACCCGGGTTATAGACCCGATCTTAACCAATGTTATCCAGGGTTATTCCAACAGTGAATTGATTGGCAACACCTTGTTCCCCCCCGTACCGGTTACCACCAGCGGCGGTCAGATTATTGAATTTGGCAAAGAAGCCCTCAAGCTGTTTAGTGCACGACGTGCACCGGGCGGAGCGACGCGCCGGATGCAAATGGGCTACCTAGGCAGGCCGTTTGCATTGCTGCAAGATTCGCTGGAAGCGTTGGTGCCGCGTGAATATTTACGCGATGCGTCTATCGTGCCCGGTATTGATCTGGCGACCCGTGCGGTGATGTTGACCATGCGTTCTTTGCAATTGCAGCTGGAAGTGGACCAGGCCGCCTTGGCATTGGACACCACCAAGTATGCGACCGGCAGCTATGCAAACGTGACGGGTGCGAACCAATGGGACAACAAGACCGGGCAGGTCAGCAATGCCAATCCGCTGGAGCAGATTGATGCTGGTCGGGAAAAGATCCGCAGTTTAACCGGGATTTATCCCAATGTGTTGGTGCTGTCAGCCAAGGCATTTAATGCCGCGAAAAACAACACTAACGTGATTGCACGGCTGCAATATAACGCCAATGTCTCTCCCGATGCCACCACCATCACCCCGCAAATGCTGGCAGGTCTATTTAATGTCGAAAAGGTTGTAGTAGGGCGAGCCATTTACTTTAATGACTCAGGTGCATCCAGCACGGATATTTGGGGTAGTGATGCGTTGCTGGCTTACGTTCCTCAGCAGTCGCTAGGCATTGAAGAGCCCAGCTTTGGCTATACCTACACCATGCAGGGCAATCCGATGGTGGAACAGCCCTACTTTGACAATAATTCAAAATCATGGGTATACGGCGTTAATTATGAGCGGGCACCGGTATTGTCAGGCATTGCGTCCGGGTATTTAATGAAAACAGTGTGCCTCTGATTATGGCTGAGTATGTCGTACTTTCGACCATTAGTTTTATTAGCGGCCTGGTGCAGCCGGGCGAGGTCATTGAGCTGAACACCCCCAAACAGCGGGAGCGTCTGGGCATTGTTGATGCCGATGTGGAACGCTTGCTGGCGAACGGCGTGATTGAATTGGCGCCGATAATAGGCTAAAGGCTAAAAGGCTAAAGGCTAAAGGCTAAAGGCTCATGGTTGTTTTTTCGCCTTTCGCCTTTCGCCTTAAACCTTTCTTCTATGAATTTTTTACAAAACAGGCGGTATTATGGCAAATAACCCATTGGCAACAGCACACGGGATTGTCTCGGTGCAAATTGCCGAGACCGGTATCAGTCCGGTGGCAGCTGGCGGGGATCAGTTTGGATGGGTAAGCGGGACGCCGGTTGGTTTGGCTATGAACGCTTCGACGCCTGTTATTTTTGACCTGGGGCCGTTGTGGTATAAATACACAGTATGTCAATTATCTGCTATACCAGACAGTGCAAACCTAATTAATGTACAAATTTACAGCTCAGATACACCCGCTATAAATACTGCCCGGCGGCTTAACTACGGTAACGCCGGTAATTTTGGTTATTTATTGGCCAGTGTTGCAGTAGGTCAACCATCATCAGCAATGGTGCGGCCTATGGGGCGCTATCTTGTAATAAGTATACAAAATGATGTTGCAGTAGCCATTCAAGGCATTAACGCAAAAATAACCCTGGCCGCTTATCCCTCATGACCTATTGCACCCAAGCCGTTTTAAGCACTGAAATCGGTACGCAGGAGCTGATCCAGTTGACCGACCGTGCCAATGCCGGAATCATGGATACCACCATTATCGCCAAGGCGCTCAGTGATGCCGACGCTAAAATCAACAGTTATTTAACGGCCTATCCGCTGCCGCTGGCGGTGGTTCCGGCCATTTTTGAACGCCTGGCCTGTGATATTGCCCGTTATTATTTGTATAAAAACCAGATGATAGCGCAGGTGGCGGCGGCTTATACCGATGCGGTCAAGTATCTGGAGCAGGTCGGCATGGGCAAGATCAGTCTGGGTGCAGATGTCTTGGGTGTGGTATCGGTGCCTGCCAGCGCGGTTGCCCAGTTTGTTTCCGGGACAACGGTGTTTGGTCGTGACGGGGGCTATTAATGCCTAACCTGCGCCCATTGCTGGAAAGCCGTATCAAAGCGCAAATACCGGCCTTTAAAGAAGTGGCCGGGGCGGCGGATATGGCGAACATTATGGCGGGGCGCTTGACCGATCTGGGTTGTTATATTTTTCAGGAACGCGTGACCGCTGCTGAAAGCCAGTTGGCCAATGCCATCATGCAACGGCTGACGGTCACCTTTGCCGTGCTCATTGTGGTGCGCAATGTGAAAGACGCACGCGGAGCCGATGCCGCCGATGCCAGTTATACCCTGCAAGCCGCTCTAAAAACGGCGCTGTTGGGCTGGACGCCGGACGCCGGTGCGGAGCCTTTGGAATACGGCGGCGGGGCGTTGGTCTCGTTTGCCAACGGCTTTTTTATCTGGAAAGACACGTTTATCACTCATCAATTTATAAGGGCGACTTAATATGCAAGATGAATACACAGGACTCGCCGGCACGTACATCATTGATGTCGAAAAAGGCATTCGTATGCCGCTGGAACAATACGAGGCGGAGCAGGCGGCGAAAAGCCAACCGATTGCCCAGCCTATCAAACAACCACTTAAGGAGGTGACAAATGGCCTTATCAACTAAAAAACGCCTGATTCTGGTAAAAATTGAATCCACTTATGGCACCGATTCAGTGCCCGTTATCGCCGATGCCGTTTTATGCACGGGCTTGGAGTTGTCGCCCTTGGAAGGGTCGGCGGTCGACAGAAACTTTATCCGGCCTTATTTTGCCAATTCAGGCTCTATTCGGGTTGAAAACTATGCGAGTATAGGGTTTGAAACCGAAATAGCAGGCTCAGGTGCAGCGGCGACAGCGCCTGAATGGGGTGTATTGCTGAGGTCATGCAATTTTACGGAAACGGTCACGCCTACGCCTATTGCGGGTGCTTGTGGCACGGGCAGTACTACCCAGACGGTAGTATTGGCCGCTGGGTCCTCGACGATTGATGATTTTTATACGGGCATGACCATTGGTTTTGCCGGGACCGGCGGCGCTCAACAGGGTGAGATTGTTAAATATGTAGGTTCTACATTAACGGCTACCTTGGCAAAGCCTATTGTGACAGCGCCTGTAGTAACGGCCACGACGTATACGATTGGCACGAATGTGCTTTATATGCCAAACAGCAATTTTAGCGCGTCTGCCAATACCTCGGCCTCTATTTATTTTAATGTCGATGGCGTTAAGCATGTGCTGTTAGGTGCACGCGGTACGGTCAGCTTTGATTTATCACCCAAGCAAATCCCTAAAATGAAATGGAAGTTTACCGGCTTATTGGGGACTGTTTCCGATTCCCCGCAAGCGAATCCGGCGACTAACTTTACCGGCTGGCAGGTTCCCGTTACCGTATCAACCGCCAATACAACGGACATCAGTATTTTAGGCTATAACGCAGCGGTCATTGAAAAGCTTACTTTTGATATTGCCAATACCGTTGCCTATCGGCAAACCCTCGGCTCTGAATCGGTATTGATTACCGACAGAAAACCTGCCGGCTCAATCTCGTTGGAAGCCGGAACCCTGGCGACAAAAGACTGGTGGACACCTGTCAAAGCGGCAACGACCGGTGCATTTTGTATCAAGCATGGTCAAACCGCCGGCAATATCGTGGGCTTTACCGCGCCCCAGATGCAATTGACCGACCCCAAATATTCGGATTCAAACGGGGTGCAAATGCTGGATATGGGGATTATTTTTCAGCCCTTTGGCGCCGGCGGCAATGACGAACTAAGAATATGCAGTAAATAACATAAATCAGACGCGATATAGCGCGTTTCTGCTTCAGACGCGCTAAATCGCGTCTCTACGGGTATCCACAATAGGAAAAAATCATGGCATTTATTATCAAGAAAGATAAATCATACAGCTGGCCGGTCACGATCAGCGAGCCGGTAGACGGCGGCACCTTTAACGATCAAAAGGTACGCGTTAAATTTAAGATGCTGTCACAAGGCCGTATCGATGAAGTCGTTAAAAACGAAGCCGAAGAAGATGCCGACATTTTAACGGATGTGCTGATTGGTTGGGATGACGGCGTATTTAAAGATGAATCCGGCGCGGATTTGGTATTCAACGAAGAAAATAAAGACTTGATCTTGTCGGTGCCGTTTGTACGGGGTGCGTTGATTAAAGGCTTTTTTGAGTCGATTGCCGGCAAGGCTTTTAAAAGAAAAAACTAATCGAAGCGGCTGGCTATTATTGTCAGCCGCAACAAGATTTAAGCACCGACCTCATGGACGAGGACGCGGCGCTGTTTGGTCTGGCACTGCCGGACATCGATACCCCCTCAGACCATCATTTTGAAGTATTTAAAGACAACTGGCCTATTTTAGAGGCTTTTTTTGTATTGGATGGTTGTGCCTGGCAATATACCGGGATGGGTGATTTGATAGGCTTGGATTACAGCGCCGCTCAGGTGATCTGGGGCTTAAGCGGTATCCATCCCGATACCGAGACCTTTAGGGGGCTGATGCTGTTTGCCCGTACCGTCGTTGATGAGCTTAACAAGAGGAAAAAATCATGAGTGCGCAACCGATTGTTTTAGGCATTACCATAAGGGCAGATGGCAGCGCCCAGGTTACCGGAGAGATTAACCGGGTACAGGCGGCGGTAACGGGTGCGGGTAGTGCGGCACAAAGCTCAACCCGGCAATTTGCACAAATGGCCGCTGCCATGGCGTCGGCAGAACAGGCAGCGGCGGCTATCCATACCCGGCTGGCCAGTGCCAATGCCATTTATGATGCGCAAGTGGCGTGGTTAACCTTATCGACCCGCGCTTATCGTGCCTATCAATTACAAATGGACGGGCTGCACCCGTCGCAAATCAGGCATATCCAAGATCTGGAAGCGGCCCGAGCTGCATCAGCTCAATCAAGCACTGCCATTAGCGGCTTAAGCACGGTTATGGGGGCTTTTGGGGTAACGGTAGGCTTGATTGGTCTGGCGGCACTGGCAAAAGATATCGTTAATACCAATCGGGAAATGGAGTCTCTACGCGCCCAGCTTAAAGCATTAACCGGATCAGCCGAAGAAGCGCAACGTACTTTTGAATTTATCACCCGATTTGCAACCGATACGCCCTTTGAGGTTAATGGGTTAACCAAGTCCTTTGTTATGTTGCAAAATTTTGGTATCAAACCCACTGAGCAGGTGATGAGCGCCCTAACCAATCAGGCGGCAAAACTGGGCGGGTCTCAGGAGATTTTATCGGGGATTACCTTGGCATTGGGTCAGGCGTATTCAAAAGGCAAGCTGCAAGCTGAAGACATGAACCAACTGATAGAGCGTGGCGTTCCCGTCTACAAGTTGTTGGCTGAAGTCACCGGCAAAAATACCAGTGAGTTGCAGGATATGTCAGGAAAGGGTGAGATAACCCGGGATATTATCGATCAGTTAATCGTTAAAATGGGCGAGCTGGCCTCCGGCAGTAACGCCGCCGCTATGGAAACCTTAAACGGTAAAATAAGCAACTTGGCCGACGCTTGGCACCAGTTTGAAGACGCGTTAATGAATGATAAATCTGAGGGATTTATCAAGTCTATCGTGTCATCAATTACCGAGACCCTGAATATTTTAACGCGCAATATGAGCGATACCCTGGATGCGCAAATTGCCCAGGCACAAGCGAGGGTCAAGACGTTTGATGGACTGGGTGCCGTAGGGTCTTTCGTCTCCGACCTATCAGGCTATGACATCAATATTGAAAAAAATAAAATCGATGGCCTCAAACGATTAAAGGAAAAACAGGATAACGCCCATAAAGAGGTCGAAATCAATAAAGACCGGGTTAGTGCGATTGCCCAAACTAACGAATGGTTAAATGATATTGAAACCACGGATGCAGAAGCAGCAGCAAAGCGGCTAAAGAAGCATGAGAAAGATTCATCAACCACTTCAAATGCACTGGTCAATGATGCCAAGCGTAAAGCCGAAGCGATTGCAAAAGGTATCGCTGACGAGTTAGCCTCACTGGATGACCAACACAGTAAGCTCATGCTGTCAGGGCGTGATTATTACGCGCAGTCTGAAGCGCTAAAAGCCATGAGTCCCGCTGTAAAAGCCTTTGCCTTGGCACAATGGGATGTTAATAAAGCCTTGGCTAATCAAAAAAGTAGTAGTGATGCAGCCAACACTGAACTAACGGCGCTCAAGGATAAATACGATCAATTAACACTCTCGGCCAGTGCTTATTATGCCAAAACGCTAGGTAACAAAGGCTTGAGTACTGAGCAAGCGGCGCCGTTAATACAGCAAAATAGCCTGAATATAAAGACTGAAATCAGCAACAAAAAAACCGATGATGCAAGGGCCGCGCTGGAAGCCTATAACAAATCACTCGATGATGCCCATGTTAAAACTTCTGACCTGGGCGCAGTGACATCGGCGATATTTGACAGTGCGTTAGGCGGGATTCATGCCATGGCCGGGGCATACGACAGCATGGTTAATTCGATAGCAGCCAATACCAAGGCGCTGGCTGAAAATGCCAAGATGCAAAAGCTTAATGAGACAACGGTTGATCCGGCTGAAAAAGCGGCTAATGTTGCCAAGTATGCCAAGGAAGAAGCCACGTTAAATAATGCCAACATCAAGCTGCAATTAACGGGTGCCAGTCAAATAGCCGGGGCAGCAGCCAAGATGTTTGATCAAAAATCAGCGGCTGCAAAAGCCTTTCATGGTATTGAAGTTGGGCTATCTATTGTCCGGCTGGCCATGGATGCCAAAGAGATCATATCGTCAATGACCAAGACCACTGTTAAAGTTGCAGAGGGCGCATCAACGATGTTTGCACAATCAGGATGGGCAGGCTTTGCCGGAGTTGCGGCAATGCTGGCAGTAATGGCAGGGCTTGGGGTTGCTACGTCAGGAGGTAGTGGTGGAGCGTCAGAGCCACCACCGCCAGCAACTAGTACCGGCACCGGCACCGTATTAGGCGACAAATCAGCAACATCGGAATCAGTTACTAAAACCTGGGATCTATTAAAGAGTATCCATGCTTCTGAATACGCAGAATTACGCGGGATTAATACCGGTATCAATAACTTGGTGTCCGGCATTACCGGGACTATTACCGCAGTTTTTCAGGGCGGAGGACTTATTACCCGCGCTGTTTCCAGTACCGCCAGTGCATTAGGATTTAGCTCAAGCAAGCAAAGCAATTATGCCTCCGGGCTTAATATCGGGTCAATCAGTGTGGCTAATGCTATGGCTGGCGGGAAAGTCGCAGGCAACCAGTTTGACACGGTTAAAACGGATAAATCGTCATGGTGGGGCCTGTCAAAATCAACCAGCTATGACACTTATTATAGTGCGCTGGATAGCAAAGTAACCTCATCAATCAGCATGGTATTTAAGAGCATGGGCGAAGTGATGACCGATGCAGCCAAATTGCTGGGCGGAAATCTCAAACAAAAGGTCAGTGATTACATTATCCCTGCCATGAATATAGACTTAAACGGCTTGTCCGGAGCCGATGCGGCAAAAAAACTAAACGGGGTTATCTCGGCGGCACTTGACATAATGGCGACATCAGTTTTTGGCGCGATTATTGGGCAGTATCAAAAGCTGGGCGAAGGCATGCTGGAAACCGCCATGCGGATAGTCTCAGAAGTAGCTGTGGTAAAAGACGCGCTGGCAACCTCCGGCTTAAGCCTGGCTAACAATGCCATTGCCATCAGTGATGCCTTGGTGCAGGCGGCAGGTGGATTGGCTGAATTTCAAAAGCAATTCCAAGCCTATTTTGACAAGTTTTATTCCGACACGGAAAAACAGGCCGCGTCTTATAAATCATTAAGCGCGGCATTATTGACCGGGCTGGAGGTATTGCCACAAACCCGTGACGGCTACCGGAAATTAATCGAAGGGCTTGATCTTGCCAATGCCCTAGACAGGGAACGCTACAGCTTATTAATGAGCCTCAGTGCGGCTGCTGATACCTATTACACGTCTTTAGAAGCACAAACCAAAACCTATACTGATGCCATTGCCACAGCAAAAAGCAATCTGGCAACGGCCTATAAAACAGAGTCGGATGCCATCACTGCCACGATCAACAAGCTATCGTCTTTTGTTGCCTCGTTAAAAAACCTGAAAGACTCGTTGACACTGGGCAATCTGTCAACCGGCACACCACTGGATAAATACAACTCAGCCCGTCAACAGGTGGGTGATTCCTATAACACAATACAAGGC